TCCGCCTTTCCAATAAAGTTTATTAGGTATAACGTGACAAGAATTTGCACCTTTTACAGATTCAACCATTTTATCCAAATCAAGCCTATCGCCCTGGTCATATTTACGCCGTAATAATTCGGCGGGGAAATTGCCTGATTTGTTGTGCAGGTGGGTTGTTTGGATGCGGTTGAGAACGAGATTAATAAGACAAGGAGTTTCAAAGCAAGCCATAAATTCATGGCTAATTGGATTACGTGAAAGCATAGTTTCTAATTGATTAGGATTTTCAAAAGACAATCTATTTACTTTTTCTGCAATTTCTCTTGTCTTAAAAATATGACCATCAATACTCATGGGATAACCAAAATAACCAACATAACATTTCCAGGGCCATTGGTGTACAATTGCCCCTCCTCTTGTTTGTAATGGAGAAGATATGTTTTTATTTAATGGAAGATCATATTTAATATTATCACCTAGACGCAAGGAAACACAAATAACGTTATCCTTTAATATTTCTGGAATATAATCAAATACTATCTTTCTCGTGAATATACAATCGTCCGGCAGAAACATGGTGTATTCACAATTAGAATTTACCGCCGCCTTTGTTGCCGCCTCAAAATCTTTTCCGGTTTCGGTAATAAGGGTATTTTCGTACTGGTGGGCGTCCAAAAACTTGCCCATACTTTGACTAAGTAAATTCAATTGGCATTGCCGGTCTTTGGTAAAAATGATAATGTGAACCATTAAAACAGCTTTCTATCAAGCGGTTTCATAGCCCGCAAATAAGCCTCAATCTCTTTGCATTCTGTTCTGTGGGTATCGAAAGCGTTTTCGAGGTTTGTGTCGTTGTACATATACAGAAGTTCCTTTATCTGCTGTACCTTGTCCCATCCGGCGAGTTCAATCATGGCAAACATATACGCCATATCATCACAATATATTATATATTCTCCGGCCTCGTTTTGCAAATACTTTTTTGGGATAGCTTGCCATAGTTTATACTTGAATGTTTTAAGGTGAGAACCATTCCAATTTTGCTCCCGTACTGGCAGGGTCTTGTCATAGCGCCCAAACGAGGGACACCGCTCCCCGGTAGACTCACGCGCAAACGAGCCATAAGTGAGCAAACACCCGCTTTGATCGTACAGCTTTTGCACCACATTAAGAGCGTCGTATTGGTTAAAATAATCATCACCATCTAGGGCGACAATTATATCATCTTCTTTAGGTTTCGCCTGTTCAATTCCATAAATAAAATTAAACGTGCCATACATGCGCTCTTTCATCACGTGGATTTCTATTTTGCCCTGCTCTTGAAACCTTGCGCATTTTGAAAATGTTTTATCGTCACTTTTATCAATGACAATAGTCATTTTCCAATTAGATAACAACTGGCGCTGCGTTTCAATTATACACCGCTCTATCCAGTCAACGCAATTATAAGCCTTAGTTATTATCTGGAACACCGGGAAAGCCTTTCTTTGTAGGAGGAACTATTGGAGGCTTACCTGGAACAGCATTACCCGCGCCCTTGCCGGGGTTCATCAATGCTTCCAGTGCCGCATTGTTTACAATGCTTTCGCTCACATCCGCCGTATCTATTTCGGCGTTAATTATCTTGGCCGTTTCCGGTTCTTCAGTTATTCCCTCTGTCACACTTTTAAACATTTCTCTTTTCCCAGTAATAGATGGATAATCTGTTACCTTAGTCATAAAAGTTACCAGATTGTTTAACTTATCCTCAAAAGATTTTATATCATATTGTTTTTCATATTCAACGTTGATTTCATCTAGGGGTTCTTCAAGAATAATCGCCGCCATGTTTAATATTTTTCGATGTAATAATTCGCAATCAGTTGCAGTGCTGACAATATTTGCCTGAACCGGATCACGTTCGATTGCTTTAGCTATCCCCGATTGCATAACCTCTTCACCACCAATACCCATTTTTCTAATAGATTTAGCATTCTTTTCGTTATTTATTGCTTCCGTTATGTATTCCCGATATTGATCTCTTGCTACAGGAATTGATTGTAAATCTTTTGTTAAAAATTGGGGCGGCTTATCCCCGCCATATATCATAGTTGTTTCATCATAATGCTTTTTTAATGTCACTTGACCCTCATTGTCAATATTACTATTTTCCGCTATTACCGCTTGTTGTGGCATAAGTAAAAGCGAGGCTGAGTATTTAAGCACTTCCATATTGGCACAAGTCATAAAGTTCATGGCTGAAAATATCAGTTTTGCTGTGGTGAAAAACGTACAATCACCTATCACGCCATTATAACTATCAGGGTATGAAGTCTGGTAGAGAATAGGCACAAACCCAAAATTATGTGGCTTAACTTCCGGTTGTTGCCCGTTCCTGTAAATTGTCAAATTGACCTTGTCCCAGACGTGTATTTCCTTTAACATGCGAGGCGGGGCTTTTGTAAAATCAGTCCACGGTAAACGCGAGCATGTTTTATATGCAAACCAAGAAAACTCACCAGTCTCCATTTCCCAATTTATCACATCGCCAGGACTGATAAAATTAATATAGGGATAAACCATCTTGTCTTTTTGGTCTTGTAGTGACATGGTAACATCTGGCGGCATATCCATTACCACAAACACTGTCCCATTCAAGCGAAACATAGGGCTGGCAATATCCTGCATCCAGCGTATCAATGAAATAGAATTATATTTTGAATGCATGACATTTTTCGCAAACTCAAATGTCAATAAATTATCTGGTATTTCCTCTTTTGGGGCACACCGGAATATGACATTTCCTGGGGCATTAATAAGTTCTAATGTCGGGTTAATAAATCCGTTTATAAATATATTTTTCCTAAAATTATATTCCGTTTGTTTTTCGTGGGGCAATTTGAAACAATAGGTATAATCATTATCATTCCTTAATGTTTGTTCATCATCCTCAAAAAGAACGCGGCAACGTTCATACTTTTGTGCTCTTTTTTCGATTGCTGGATTAACCGGAATACGAATCATAATTGTACCTCTTTTTGTAAATATTTAATTTTCAATATTATCCATTTTTTTTTGTAAAACTATCGTAAAGAATCATTCGGCCATGATGATATTCCTGGGAATAATCTAAGCCCGCGCAAGCGTGCCCGCGCAAGGCGTTTCCCCAGTCAATATCACTCGTACCCTCTTTGTAATACCCTAACTGCCAATCAGAAATGAGTTCTTTGCACCCCTCACCCAAAGGGTTAATCATAATCAATTTCTTTTCCAGCCGGTTATTGGTAACGGCGATCCTGTCACGTATCATAGGATTTTTCGTTTTCATTGCTATACGTAATGGCTTTCCTACAAATTCAACCTGGATTAATCGCAAATCATTTATCCCGATAGGTGCAACGGTCTGGCGGGCGCTTCCGCTCTGGCAAGGCGTGAGAATATAGGCGGGGGCATTAGGAAAATCGTTGACTATTTTTTTAGCAAGCAACTGGGTATTGCTTCCACGTAAATAATAAACCTTGAATATTTTACTTATGATATGATTTTTTAATGTTGCGTCTTGTTCTGTGTAGTTTTGGTAGAGTACCGCCGTCATAGGATCAACGTTGAAATCCATTCCGATATAAAGCGCAAGTGACGGATCGTATTTAATTGTTTTATCATGGTTTAAATCCGTATATGAATAATACACGCGCCCCGATTGCGTGTTAACAAACTCCCCACCAAGTTCCTGTTTTGCGAGAAAAGAATCGTAAGAATCTTCAAGAGACTCTATGTAGCCTTCTGGGAGATTTTTTCTATTTTCATATGTTGAAGAAATGACGTGGATATGATCTTTATTTAATATTTTTCCCTCGTCGTTTTTTGTCCCAGGTTTTACTATAAATTCCTCATGTTGCCAATCGTGTCCATTTGGGGTTGTGGTTATTAATCCGGCCCGGTTTGTACTTGCATTATCGCGCAACCTCCCCTTCACAACATCCCATGCCTCTTTCTTCGTATCCCGCGTCTCATCCAGCCATAACCAACCAATTTCTATACCCCTAATATCATCATAATTTTCCATTGAACGCACAATTATTTGTGGGCCAAAAGCAAACGTAATAATGCCGTTGTGTTTTTTAAATTTCGATTTTATTCCCCATGAACGAGGCGGACGTATGTCATAAACATATCTAAACCCATATTTATCTACATATTCAAAGAAATTTTTAAGTGTGGATTGATTTAATTGCTGGTAAGAATTTGCACCAATAAAACCAACAGTAGCGGGATTGTTTTTAATCATTGTTATCGAAAAATGTGTACCCGTTGCCGTTTTTCCCGATCCTATTCCACCAAAAAAACCGCCATAAATAGGGTGCTGTTTCGCCTCTATTAAATCACGACAAAGTAATTTTGATAATATTTTTAACTGCTTCGGGCGGGCTTTAAATCTGTCTGGAATCTTTACGGGTTTATCATTCATCCGTGTCAGCCTCAATAATTACAGACACATCTTCGGGTAATTGCTTTTCCTCTTTACCTTCACGATCTGACCATTTTTCAGGCTGTCTATTTTTTAGCCAGTAAATACAGGCAAGCGTATCGGGTGGATAATGTTTAATTATATCAACGCGAGTGACTTCACCGTCTTTACAAAATATTTCCTCGGCAGGGTGTTCATATCCTTTAGCGCGGTGATAAAGAGAATTAGCAATACAGGCATCCGATTCATCCTTGCCCTTTTTTAAGGAAGCCAATAATTCGGGATATTCATTCAACCATACTTTTAAAATTGCTTCGGAAACATCCCAAATATCCGCTATCTGTTTATTAGTTGCCCCGAGTCTACATAGTTTTTTTATCTGTTCTGGATATTCCGTTTTATATTTTGTAGGCGCACCTGCGGGCATTTTATTGTTTTTCTTTTATACATTTCATGTTATTTATTACTTTTTGTCTGATTTATCTAAAATATACCATAAATATTTTCAAAGTCAAGGAATATTTACACAAATCGGTAAAAATGCCATATCAATATATATTGGTACGCTATTTGATAGCCGGTTTCAAGGGGTATGCCAATAGTGGGTATGATTATTATTAAAAATTTCTTGACAACGCTTGGGGCGCATTTTATAATTAATACATGCTGGAGCTACCGGCAGACGGCAAACCTTCACTGTAAGGTGATTTTGAATAATCGAATTATCAACTCCGGGTCAATCTCAATAAGCGTTGCATAGCTTCTTACAGGGCTTGTAGCGTGCCGGTTGTATTTTGGCCCGGAGCTTTTAAAAAAGCCTCTTATGTTAAAATCGTTTTATATACAACACGACTATTCAGCACGAAACGATCAAAAAATACTACAATTGCGTTTCAAGTTTGGTTGGGAAGGATATGGTATTTTTTGGGCAATTTGTGAAACAATGGCAGAAGATACAACCGGTTACATTAATAGGGAGGCCATCGGGGGGCTATCAATAAGCTATGGGGTGGCGATAGATAAACTGCAAATAATATTTGATTATTGTGTTGAAATTAAACTATTCCACATCTGCGAACATGGCAATTATTACAATCAACGTATATTGGATCACAAAAAAGAACGCCTTTTTTATTCTGAGAAGGGCATTGAAGGAAATATTAAGCGGTGGGGACATCGCCCCGCGAATCGCAAGGATAGTATAGAAGAGAATAGAAAGAAGAAGAGTATACTCGCTTTTCCGTTAGATTTTCCCGGATACCGATTATCATTTCGCCTTTGGAATAAAATAAAAGAATCTGGAACATTAATGAAAGAGCCCAATTTACAAATATGGGCGGAGGAAATTAGAAAGTTACATGATATTAATAAAATTCCTTGGGATGTAATAGATCAAACTATGACGAATGCCAGAAAAGATTCTTTTTGGGAAAAAAACATACGGTCTGCAAAATCATTAAGAAAAAATATCCTTAATGGAAATCTTGATAAATACCGTCCCCTGCCGGAAAAATGTATGCCAGATGAAGAATATCAAAAGCACGTTAAAGAAATTGTTGAAAAAGAAAAGCAAAATGGACAATTACAATAAATTTGATTTACTAGATTTTCTTGCTCAAGTCGCTTATGGATACAAACGGCGCGGAAATGAATTGTATTTGGATAAATGTCCTTATTGTGAGACGGACAGAAAAGATAAGTCGGAGCATTTTTCTTTCAATGAGGATACGGGTGTTTTTTTCTGTGTTAAATGCCAAACTAAAGGAAATCTGATTACCTTCAAACGCGACCAGGGTTTTGAACCATTTGAATTTAAAGTTTACCACAAACCAGACCAAGTAAAAGTATCAAAATACAAAGAGCAACCAGACCAATATTTTTCACTTTATAAAGAACATCGCGGAATACCGGAAGATGTTTTAAAGAAATATGGAGTCGGCCAATTCAAGGATGAACGACTTGGCCCATGTCGTACCTATGCTTATGTTGATGTTGAAACTGGCGATATAGTTAATGTTAAATATGTCAACGCTAATAAGCAAATGCGAACCGAATCAAATGCAAAGAAAATTTATTATGGTTTACAGCATGTTGATTTTAAAAAAGAATATTTGCATGTTGTAGAGGGGGAAGATGATTGCCACGCTTTAGTAGCTATGGGAATAGATAATGTGGTATCTGTGCCGTTTGGTGCTAGTAATTATTCTGAAGAAATGGGAAAAATAAATAAAAATTTTAAAATAATCTGGTTGTTATTCGATAATGATAAGGCCGGACAAGAAGGCGCTCAAAAATTTGCACAAAAAGCAGGAGTATGGAAATGCAAAAACGTCTTGTTGCCATTTAAGGATTCCCGCGATTGCCTTTTAAATGGCTTGGATATTTTTGATATTGAAAAACTGAAAATACTTGCCAAACCATTTGATTATGCCCCGGAAATAAAAGTCAGGCCTGGGCTTTCAATTGGTGAACGCCTGCAAAGGTTTGAAACCGATTCAAAGAAAAATCCTTTTGGCCTGAAATTTGGATTCGACCTAATAGACGAAATAACCGGCGGATTAAGGGGTGGGGATTTGTTTAGCATAATAGCGAACCCTGGTTGTTTCAAAACAACATCCTTAATGAATTTAACAAAGCGGGCCATTGATACGACGGAAAGCGGAATTGCTATTTTCTTTTCTTTAGAAATGCAGGCAGAAGCGGAATTTGAAAGAGAACTGCAAATAATGTTTAATTGTTACCGGCCAAACGATTTAAGACAAGCCGCAAACGTTAACAACCAGCAATGGCAAGAATTAAAAACCAATATATCACAATCCCCATATCACAGAATATATGTCGTTGACGAAACGTGGCTAACTATTGATGATATTAAAAAAACCATAGAATTAACCGAGGAAATGTCAGATCAAAAATGTATTCTTGCTGGTATTGATTATCTTGACTTTGTTTCCACAGAGGCAAAAACGAAATATGATGCTGTTGAAATGATAATGACTGGACTAAAAAAGAAAATTGCAAAAAGTTTAAACATTCCCGTTATTGCATTGTGCCAAACCAACAGGGACACGCGAGAAATGGATTCAGAGGTAGGCACAAGAAGCGGAAAAGGTGGAACTGCAATAGAAGCCACATCTGATTTTTCCATAGGCTTGTGGCGCAAGGATGATAAAA